GCTGTTCGTGGCGGTCTGATGTCACCCCAACAAGCCATCTCTCGCCAGGGGTACGACCCAGACGTGGTGATGGCTGAGTTCAACGAGATGTACCAGATTTGGGACATGTTCAAGATCATCGTCGACATAGACGCCCGCCAGACCACTAAGAATGGCCAGCAAAAGCCAATGGAGACTGCCAATGCCAAAGCCACAACCGCCGCATAAACAAGTTGATCTGCCGATGCAAGTCCGGTCGGCGAATTTCCTCCCAGGAACGGTGAATGGGGATGACCGTACCGTCGAGATGGTCTGGTCCACCGGTGCCACGGTACGCAGACGGGACTGGATGACGGGGGATCCGTATGACGAGGCCCTCTCCATGGATCCCGGCAGTGTGGATCTTTCCCGACTGAACAGTGGGGCACCCCTGCTGAACAGCCACAATGCCTCGGCCTTGGACAGCGTTCTGGGCGTGGTGGAAAAAGCCTGGATTGCCAACGGGGAAGGACGCGCCGTCGTGCGCTTCTCCCAGCGGGACGAGGTGGCCACCATTTTCAAGGATGTTCAGGACGGGATCCTGCGCAACGTCTCCGTGGGCTACACCGTGCGCCAGTATGAAGTCACCGAGGAGCGAGGGAAGGTTCCACTCTGGCGGGCGGTGGACTGGATGCCGTTGGAATTGTCCGCCGTCCCGATTGGTGCCGACCCCGGCGCAGGGTTCCGTTCCACCGAACCCACCAAACACCCATGCCAATTGATTCACACCAGAGGAGCTGATGAGATGCCTGAACCCGTAAAAACTGAAGTGGCGGCAGAGCCTGTCGCCGAGATTGCCACCCGTCAAGAGTCGTTGCCCAGAGGAGCCGAGATGCCCGCGCCGACCAAACCCCCAGAGGAGGTGGCGGCGAAACCCGTCGATCCCCCTGCGCCCAGCCGCTCCAGCAGCGCAGAAACCAGATCCACCAGCGCAGAGGATGCCGCAGCCATGACCCGCCAGGCAGTCGCTGCCGAACGGAAGCGCACGGTAGACATCTACGACGCCCAGGAGAAACTGAAAGTGGATCGCTCGTTTGCCGACCGTTTGGTGAAGGAGGGTGTCGGCCTGGACGAGGCCCGCCGGAGTCTCATCGATGAGGCCGCCCGGCGTTCCAGCAGTGCTGGCGAGATCCGCAACCATGTGGTGATGACCGGCCAGGATGAACGGACCACCCGCAACTTGGCGGTGGAAAATGCCCTGCTGCACCGTTTTGAGCCGACGGCCCACAAACTTTCCGATGCCGCCCGTGAATGGCGTGGCATGACCCTGCTGGAGATGGCCAGGGTGTTCGTGGAGAGTGGCGGGGTTCACTCCACCCGGGGGCTGACGCGGCATGAACTGGCCACCCGTGCCATGCACAGTGAGTCGGATTTTCCGAACATCCTGGCCAATGTGGCCAACAAAACCCTGCGCACCGCCTACGAGGCCGCCCCGCGCACTTTTCAACCCTTTTGCCGACAGGTGACGGCAAGCGACTTCAAAGCCATGTCCCGGGTGCAACTGGGGGAAGCTCCGGCCCTGGACAAGGTCAACGAGGGAGGCGAATACAAGCGGGGACCGCTCGGTGAGGGGAAAGAGTCTTACCGGGTGGAGACCTATGGCAAGATCATCGCCATCTCCCGGCAGGTACTGGTCAACGACGACCTGAACGCCTTCACCCGCATCCCGCAGTTGTTCGGGGTGGCGGCAGCCAATCTGGAAAGTGACGTGGTGTGGGGCATCATCACCGCCAACCCGAATATGGGGGATGGGCTCGCCCTGTTCCATGCCAATCACAAAAACCTGGCGGCAGCGGGTGCAGCCATTTCCGTTGCTACCCTGGGCACTGCCCGGAAGAGCATGGGCACCCAGACCGGGGTGGATGGCCAGACCATCATCAATGTCCGCCCGGCCTTCATCATTGTTCCGGCTGCCCTGGAGGTGACAGCCGAGCAGTTGCTGGCAGTGAACATGGTTCCGGCCAAGTCCACCGACGTGGTGCCCCAGTCCCTGCGCACCCTGGCAGTGATCGCCGAACCCCGCTTGGATGCCGCCGTCAACGGCGACAAGGCGTGGTACATGTCTGCCAACCCCGGCCAGATCGACACCATCGAATACGCCTATCTGGAAGGCCAGAACGGTGTGTACATCGAGACCCGCGTTGGCTTTGACGTGGATGGCGTGGAAATCAAGGCCCGGCTGGACTTCGGGGCCAAGGCCATCGACTGGCGGGGTATGTTCAAAAATCCTGGCCTGTAACCGCAATTTCTCTCCCAACCTGATCCAATAAACGAGGAAAAACAATGAAAAATTTCGTTCAACCGGGCGACACCGTCACGGTGGTAGCCCCTGTGGCCGTGAATAGCGGCGAAGGACTGCTGGTTGGTGCCCTGTTCGGGATAGCCACCGGGACTGCCGCCATCGGCGCAAACGTGGAAATGATCACCAAGGGGGTGGTGGATCTGCCCAAAGCGGCGGTGGCCGTCACCCAGGGGGCCAAGGTCTACTGGGACAACGCAGCCAAAAACGTCACCACCACCTCTGCCGGTAACACCCTGATCGGTTGTGCCATCGTGGCCGCCGCTGTCGGGGATGCCACCACCCGGGTGCGGCTCAATGGGGTGGTGACGTGACCCGCTGGGACAACCTGCTCACACAGGCCAATCGTTCGTGCTTTTCCATGTTCGGAGTACCCGTCATCTATACCCCCTCCCTGGAAACCCGCATGGAACTGGGGGGCATTCCCATCACCATCGAGGGGGTGTTTGATGAAAGACGGGAGACAGTCTCTCTCATGGGGGCAGGTGGCCTGGATGCCGTCGTTCCCCGTCCGGTGGTGGAGATCCAGCTTGCCGAACTGGGGATCGAGCCGATGGTGGGCGATGAGGTCCCTGTTGGTGCGTTGAGCTACCGCGTGCAGGAGGTACAACCCACCGGAGGCGGTTTGGCCATCCTGGTGCTCGTCCAGCAGGGAGACCTTTTCACCGGATATTGAATTTCCACGGATGGAATGATGCGCCATGGACGGCACCTCCCCAATTCAATTTCTCGTTCGTGGAGCGACACATGGCACGGCAATCCACCAATTTCCACTTCTTCCGAGGCGACACTCAACCGTTCTGGCTGGATTTCACCATCGGCGGATTGCCCCTGAACATCGCAGGCCATTCCCTCTACCTGACGATGAAAGCCAACATGAATGACTCGGACGCAGCGGCGGCATTCCAGAAAAAGATTGTGATTCCAGATGATGAGGAGTCACAGGCAGGCCGTTGCACCCTCATCATCGAGTCGTCTGAATCGGATGAGATTGAACCAGGGAGATATTTTTACGACATGCAGAGGGTGGCCCCCGGCAATCCACCCATCGTTCAGACCTTCATCAGCGGGATCATGCTGGTCCTGGCCGATGTGACCCGCACAACGGCGGTGTAACCATGGCCGATCCTATCAAAATATCCGTCAAAGCCGGTGGCCAACCCATCCAGGTGAAAGTCAACGAGGAGAGGATTCAGGTCAATTCTCCCGTCGGCCTGACCTCCGGGTGGCCGTTCGGAGCGAATCCAAAGAGTGTCGGTGATATTGCCAGGGATATCCCGACTGTCGTTGATCAGGTGGCCATGCCGGGGAGATACCGGGTGGTCAAATGGCTGCTCTTGATCTCAGACGAGGCCAATGGCTTGGGGGTGAGCAGTGAAATCAACGCCTTCCTCCATGGAGGTGAGATTGAGTTCACAGAATACGCTGTCATCGGGGATGCCGATGCCATTCGATATGAGGTCGATTTTGTTGTGAATGCGGGTGCCGTGCAGATGGTGTTTACGTCGCAGTATGACGGAGTGGTAAACGTAAACACCATGAAAATCGGTATGTTTGCTTGAATTTTCTTTCCAACCAACTGCAGGGAGACTTATTATGGGTACTGTTGCACCGTTTCGTATCAAGGGGGGTATCAACCTGGACGGCAAGGTTGAATTCCAGGTGTTCAACTCTGCGCCTTCTGGCGTGAAGGCGGACAAAATGGGTGTTGGCTCGCTGGCCGTGGCGAGTGATACCGGCAAGTGGTATCGCAAGACCACCTTTGGGGCCGGGCCGGACAAGTGGTCGAAACTGTTGGATGCCAACTCTGCAGAGGGTGGTGGCGGTGCTGTCCACTGGAAGCATCCGGTTCGTCTCTCGGATCATCGGGCACTGACAACTGCTCAGTATGTCACCGCACTGAACCAGTTTGGTCATCTTGGTGGCGAAAATCCGCGCTCTGACATCGAGGTGTTGTGGAACGAGAACAACATGCACGAATTCGCGGCATTGTTGACTCAGATTGATGATCCTGATTCCAATCCTGGGCGATTCATTATCACTCAGGGGTTTGCGCGTTTGGCGTGGGGTTACACGGGCGTTTACTTCCGGGCCAATACGAGTGGACCCTCTGGCAATGACATCACGCTGGAGTTCACCATCAACAACCCGGCCAATGCCACAAGCACGACCTGTACCCTGGTTGGCACAGCCTTTACCGTGAACCTGAAAAACAACGGGACGAATCCCACTGCGACTGTGGGCGAAGCGTTGGACGCGATTGAGGCGGTTGATGTGAACAACCTGATTTATCCGATGCACGTGGGTGGTGATAGTCGCCCCAACTCTGCCGAGGTAATGGTCCTCACGAATTTGGCTGGTGGAAAAATGGGGAACGAGGTGGGGGTTCAAGCGGGTGGTGAGATCGGTACGGCGGACACGAACCGCATCCGGTTCGATGCCAAGTGGAAAGGCACCGGATGGAACAACACGGTGATCACCCTGACGACCAATGGCTTGGATGGTCGGACCACCACTCAGGCGGTGTATTCCTTCACGGCCAATACCCTGACGGTGAACCTGAAAAACGACGGGGTGGCTGTGACCGAGACCATTGATGGCCTGATGGCTGCAATGGACAATCTTGTGGATTCCTGGGTGGATGAGAATGGTTCCATGCTGTACAACCGGGTCATCTATGTTTCGATCCCCGATGCCACGCCTGGGACTGCCCTTGTTCCCACCTATTCCGGGACTCCCATGTCGGGTGGGGAGGATATGGATTGGGATATTATGCCTGGTTTTGGGCTGAATGTTGGCTCTGACACGGCTGTGGTGGACTATGGCGACACGGTTTATATCGAGCGTGGCCAGGATATGGGTGCGCTCTACATCTACAACGATGAGGGTGAGTGGGTGAAGCAGGGCAAGGCCGATGCCACGGAGGTCGGATTCCTGCGTGCCTTTGTTGGCAAGGGCGCGAATGGTAACGTCGCACCGAACTATTCCAGCACGGATGTCGTCACCCAGGGCAACAACCTGACCGGGGCGGTGTCGGAGTTGGACGCTGCTGCGGGTGATTTGCTGGCTTTCGCCGGTGCCACCGAGGGGGTTGCTGCTCCCACCTACGGTACCACCAATGCCGTCACCCAGGGTGCATCCCTGAAGGATGCTGTTGGCCAGTTGGACCTGGAGGCTGGGTATCTCCTGGCGTTCCTGGGCAAGGCCAAAGGCAACGAGGCTCCGGCCTATACCACCACCAAGGTGGTGGGTCAGGGTACCAGCCTGGAAACCGCCGTCAGTGCCCTGGATGATCTCCTGGGTGCGGCCAAGGAAGAGGGAAAATCCAGCAATGTGACGACCCAAATGGTGGTGGACTCCTTCCTCATGGAACAAAACCTGGCGGCGGAATGGATCATTCATGTCCGTGAAGTGGCCAACCCCGGCAATGTCTACGTGACCAAGGTACTGGCGGCGCACAATGCCGATGTTGGGGTGGCGGCGACGCAGGCCGACTTTGCCGAGTCTGCCATTCTGGAGCTTGGCAGTCCCATCGATGGATTTGCCATCTCGATGGATGTTGAAGTCTCTGGAGCGTTGAATGCCCGCACCATGCGGTTGCTCATGGGCTCCACCGATGCGGTGGATGTGACCATGTCGCGGGAGGTGTTGCGTCGGCAGCCGTAAATCTTGCCGAAAGGCGTAGCGTCAGATATTGACCCGACGAAACGGGGGGCTCCAAAGGCCTCCCGTTTCGTCGTTTTGGAGGGCTGGAATGAATTTTCAATCGGCATACCGCGTCCGCTGCCTGTCATTGGAGGACAAAATCGGCATCTTTACCGGGGATGCCGACCCCAGGCTGCTG